CTTGTGATTCGTGAAGTCTATGACACGCACAGGGATTCAACATTTTCGCTGTTTGAAGAGATCGTGAATGATCTAGGAGTCGATCATGTCATTCAATGCCGGACATCACCGCTCATGCTTAAATTCCATAACGGCAGCCGGATCATTTTCAAAGGTTTGGACAAGCCAGCCAAGCTGAAGTCGATCAACAACATCTCGATCATTTGGATTGAGGAATGTTCTGAGGTTAAGTATGAGGGGTTCAAGGAGCTACTTGGTCGTTTGCGTCACCCGACTTTTGATTTGCACATGATCCTATCAACGAACCCTGTCGGTCAGGATAATTGGACGTACAGACATTTCTTTAAGGATGATCAGAACAACCGCTTCACCCTTGATGACGAGACACTATACAAGGAACGTACTATCGTTATCAACGATACGTACTATCATCATTCTACAGCTGAAGATAATCTTTTCCTTCCGGTTAGTTATATTAAGCAGCTGGACGAGCTAAAAGAATACGATCCCGACCTTTATCGCATAGCCCGAAAAGGTCATTTTGGCATTAACGGAATTCGTGTTCTTCCTCAATTCGAGGTGCAGCCGCATGAAGATGTCATGCTGGCCATCTCAAATATCAATCGGCCTTTGCTTAGAGCGGGAATGGACTTTGGTTTCGTAGAGTCATATAACGCTTTGATTCGACTGGCCGTCGATCACGAAAAGAAATATCTATACATCTATTGGGAGTATTATCAAAAAGGCACAACCGATGATGAAACTGTACAAGAGCTCATAGAATTTGCCAAAACAAAAGAGCTGATCAAAGCGGATGCAGCTGAACCGAAAACCATCGCATACTTCAGGAAGATGGGTTACAACATGGTGGCTGCACGTAAGTTTCAGGGATCACGCTTGCAGTACACAAAGAAGATCAAGCGGTTCAAGAAAATCATATGTTCCGATTCATGTAAAAACACGATCTATGAGCTTCAGCCGCTCACATACAAGACAGACAAGAACGGTAACATCATAGAAGACGAGTTTAAGATTGATCCTCATACCTTATCGGCCATCTGGTATGCGCTTGATGACTATGAGGTCACCGATCTGAAAGAGAAACCAAAAGAGCGGACACGCCCGAACAGAGAAAGGAGGTCACGCTGATGAAAACGGTCAGAGCAACAGTGATGAAAGCCAATGTGTCTGCAACCACTAAGCAGATTTATGAGGATGGATTTAATTATGAGGCTGATGGCGTTATTGAGCCGCCATACAATATCAAGGAGCTCAAACAAATAGCCGAGTATTCTACCATTCTTCAACAATGTATAGATGCATATAAAACAAATATTCTAGGTTTCGGCTTGGGAATTGAATACGTTTTTGACTTCAATGCGGAGAATGCACTAGAAGGAAAGAAAGCCACTGCTGAAAAAGAATGGACGAGGCTTGAGGAGCTTGTGCGATACATGAACTATGATGAATCAGCCGAAGTGGTTCTAGGGTATGTGATAGAAGATCGGGAGCGGACAGGGAATGGCTTTCTTGAAGTTTTACGTAATGGCACAGGGCAACCAGCAGGGATTGAATATTTAGATGCTCAACACATGCGAATATGTAAGACAGGTGATCCTGTCGAGATCGACTTTAAATATACCGATCATGGTCAAGTCAAATCTCTCAAAAGAATGAAGCGGTTCAGAAAGTATGTTCAGCAGATAAACACTAAAAAAGTATTCTTCAAGGAGTACGGCGATCCAAGAACATTGAACGCTGCTACGGGAGAATACAGTGAAGACACCCCTTCTAATCTTGTGGCAAGCGAAGTCATTCACTTCAAGATCGGCAGCGGTACATATGGTGTTCCTCGTTGGATTGGAAACATCGTCAATATGTACGGTGCGCGTAAAGCTGAAGAACTGAACTATCTGTACTTTAAACAAGGTCGTCATGTGCCGGCTGCCATCACAGTGGAAAATGGAATGCTTTCTGAATCTTCGTATGAGCAGCTGCAGGATTACATGAACGGCATTGAGGGGTCAGATAATGCACATAAATTCCTATTACTTGAAGTTGAAGGGATTCCGAAAAAGGATGAGCTATCAAATGATGAAGAGCCAGCTAATGTAAAGGTAGATATAAAATCATTGGCTGAGATTCTTCAGGAGGATGCGCTGTTCCTTGAATATGATGAGAAGACGAGAAACAAGATACGTTCTTCTTTTCGTCTGCCGCCGATCTACACAGGCGAATCACAGGATTATAACAAGGCCACAGCTGACACCGCTCGAAAAACGACAGAAGAACAGGTATTCCAGCCGGAAAGAATGATCATCACTGGCAAGCTCAATACACTCTTCCTTCCTGATCTTGATCTCTGGCATGTGCGGCTCATATTGAATGGTCCTGACTTTCGTGATCCGCTCGAAATTGCAAAGGTTCTTACACCGTTTATTCAAGCAGGGGCGGTTTCACCGAATGACCTGCGTGATCTGGCTGGCCGTATTCTTGGTAAGACACTTGAAGAATGGCCAGAGGAAGAATATCACCGACCAATTGAGGCGAAGCCAAAGGCATCAACTAGCTTGCTTGATACGGTTCTTCAAAAGTCTGCGGGCACTAACAATGAATTGGTATCTATCCTCAAAGACCTTAGGGATGAACTAGAGGAGATCCGCAAATGAGCAAGATCGATCAGCTGATAAAAAACATCAATACTTTTGTGCAAAAAGCGGAGGCAGATGAGGTCGAGGAACTAGAAGCAGCTGTAGCTGATTTCCCTGAACTGAAGGATATACCCTCTTTGGTGGAAGAGTACGAGAAAACCACCGCAAAACTTCTCAGATTGCAACGCAGGATGTTTTTGAATGAACTGAATGGTTTTATATCCAAGGACGATTCGGAGACGTTAGAATCAATTCTAGCATTCTTTCAAAATGACTTGTTTGCAGCTGATGAATTTGCGGAGCTGTTCGGAAAAGAAACGGCCATATTCTTGACTTTGACTGTCACGCAGCTGGCCGAGAAAATCATGCATTCCATCGATGCAGATATTCCATTCAAGGTGCTTTCTGAGAAAACTGAACAGTGGATTGAATCATGGTCACAGGAATTGGCGCAGCTGATGCAGCTGAATACTCATACAGCCATAGAGCAAACGCTGAAAGAGGGTATAAAAGAAGGCCGCTCTATCCAAGAGATTGAACTGGAACTGAAGGACCTTCCTGAATTCAGCCGGAAGCGCGCACGTGTGACAGCTGTAACTGAAGTGTTGACCGCTTCTTCCGTCGCTCAACATGAATCTTATGTTCAATCTCCAGCTGTGACGGGGAAGAAGTGGAAGCACAGCGGTGGGAAGAAGAATCAGTCGAGAGAAAGTCATGTGCAGCTAGACGGCACGATCATCCCTCTCGATGAAGAATTCGAGATACCAGGCAGCGGAGAGCGGTGCATGTTTCCGAGAGATACCAAGCTTTCTCCCAAAGAGCGAGTGAACTGTCATTGTGCGGTTGGCCCTGTGGTTGACCCAGTAATTTTGGGTTTGTCAGCTGAGGGAAAAGAAGAGATTAGAAGAGAAGTCTTCTTAAACGTAAAGTAAATGAAAAAAGTTTTAAATTGTTATATTAAATTATTTGTATAAGCACCTATTTTTCACCGTTAACATAAGGTATATAAAATTATGCTAAGGGGTGTTTTTTACATGGTGAAAAAAATTAATTCAACATTTTTATCACAAGATAAAGATGTTGTTGATAGATCTGTGGAGTATTATAAACAACTACAGAAAAGAGATCCTAATGCTATAGAACAATTAGTTTCTCGTTTAAATCAAGGGGAAAGAGTCCCCTTTCCATGTGATCCTAACCCCAATATACCTTGTGGAGCTATAACAACACTAATTCCACATTCCTTTTCACCATATCTAATGGGAATAGCTGACGATTTTAAAGTGTGTGGTTCAGGGAAATATTATATTTTCTTTAGCAGGCGGACTAAAGCACAGCCGTATTTAATTTGGTCTTTCTATGTTACTAATATTCTTCAGGATAGGGCAGGCAATGTTTATAGTATTGAGGGAACGCCTGTTGCAGGAGAGCCATCTTCGAGTAATTCCATAGAAAACATAATGGGAGAAGGACTGGGTCAATGGGCGCTTAAAGCTTTACAATGCTAGGGGTAGAACGCAGAGGAGATTTTATTTTTTGAAAGGAGGTGAATGAATTGCCACGCGAATTGATTAATGCAAAAATCACACATGTTTCATACGTAGACAAGGCTGCTAATCAAAAGCAGTTCTTTTTTATGAAATCGGAAAAGCAGCCAGACTTTCAAAAAGAGATCAAGGTCATTGCGAAGGCTGATGATGCACAGCGTCTTGTTTATGGAATTGTATATGAGCCTAATGTGGAAGATGCGCATGGAGACTATATGACACCAGAAGAAATTGAAAAAGCTGCTCATGGGTTCCTGAAAGATGCACGTGAGATCGACAAGCAGCATGATTTCCAAGGTGGTGTCGGGGAAGTCGTTGAATCTTATATCGCTCCTTCCGACTTTGAAATGGGCGATGAAGTAATCAAGAAAGGATCGTGGGTCCTTGTGACAAAAGCATCTGATGAAATCTGGGAACAGATTCAAAAGGGTGAGATCACCGGATATTCAATGGCCGGAACAGCAGACATAGGAAAACAAGAGCGTGAGCCAGCTTCTGATGAGAAGGGGCTTTTTTCTTTGCTCAAAAACTTCTTTCTTAAAGGAGAAGTAAAGAACAGATATGACAAAGGCCGCATGCGTCGTGAGTTTTGGGCGGCACAAGATGCACTGAATTCCGTTTTGTTTAAATGGGATTCTTACGCCGATGAAGACTTGGAGACTGATCCTGAAAAGGTGAGGGCAGCACTGCAAGATTTTGTGGAAATCACACAAGAGATTTTGCTTACTGATGACTTGGCTGGGATTCAAACTGATCCACCTGAAGAAGTCGCAAAAGCTGGCCGAAAGTTTTCAGCTGCTAACTTAACTGAATTGAAAAATGCAAGAGCCGCTATCGACAATCTATTGAGTCAAGCGGAAGAGAAGGAGGAAGAAGAAGTGAACAAAGAAGATCTGCAAAAGATGCTAGATGACACAATTGCACCGGTTGTAAAGCGTCTGGATGACCTTGAAAAAGGCGAAGGCGAGCAGCAACCTGATGCGCAAGAAAAACAAATTGATGAAGAGGTCGCAAAAGAAATGGCCGCAGCGGTAGAAAAGGCATTGGCTCCTGTGCTTGAAAGAGTCGAAGCATTGGAAAAGGCACGTCCGCAAGGTAATGGTGTAGAGGATGCACAACAACAAGACGTACAAAAATCAGAAGCATTATGGAACGGCTTGCTTTAAGCCGAGAAAAAGGAGGAACTAGAGTGAGAAATCAAGAGGTAATTAACAAAGCGGAAGTGACGCTTGGTACATTAAAGACAGGCGGTCTCATGAATCCAACGCAAGCATCTACATTTATTCGTATGGTGCAAAACACACCAACCCTGTTGCAAGATGCACGTGTCATTCCAATGGACAGCGATTCGCAAAAGATTGAAAAAATCGGTTTTGGGCAGCGTATCTTGCGTGCTGGAGAAGAAGGCAAAGCGCTTGATGCAAAAGATCGTGTTGCGCCAACAACAAGCACTGTTCAGCTAACTGCAAAAGAAGTCATCGCTGAAGTAAACATCACATATGACACGCTTGAAAATAACATCGAGGGTGATAATTTGCAAAACACTATCATGCAGATGTTGGCTGAGCGTGCAGCCGTTGATATTGAAGAGTTGATCATAAATGGTGATACAAAATCTGAGGATACTTATCTTGCTCAACTAGATGGTATCCGCAAACAAGCGGAATCTCATATTGTAGATGTAGCTGGTGAACCACTTACACGACAAGTATTCAAACAAGGATACAAAGCTGTTCCATCTAAATATTTGCGTATCCCACAAGAATTCCGCTTCTACACGTCCCCAGGACAAGAAGTTGAATGGAAAGACAAAGTAGCGGAGCGTCAGACAAGTCTCGGAGATGCAGCTGTACAAGGTGGTCTTTCTTCTGCATTCGGTGTACCGGTCAAAGGTATTGCAAACATGCAGCCATATGAAATGGGAGAGGACGGCACAGATGTTTCGGATATCTTATTGACTCATCCAAAAAACATTATTCTTGGCTTCTCTCGTAACATCCGCATTGAAGTTGAAAAGGACATCCGTAGACGTAAATTCATCATTGTGTTGACTGCGAAGCTCGACAGCAAATTTGAGGAAGAAGATGCTGTTGCTAAGATCATCAAGGTCAAGGAGTGATCAATATGTATACAGCTGAATTGATCAAGGGAAAGACATACTCTGTGATGGAGCATGTCTTTCATTTAAATCAGGAGAAAGAGATTGAGAAAAA